TGGTACTCCAAATTCAGGCAAAAGTAGTTTTACATACGATATTGTGATGAATCTAGCAAAAAAACATCAATTTAAATTTGTTATTTTTAGTCCTGAACATAGTCTTGCCATTAATCTGAAACGATTGATCGAAAAATTTGTAAAAAAACCATTTGATATTTTTTTTGAAAATAGATTATCAAGACAGGAAATGTTAGATGCTCTTAAATTTATACAAGAACATTTTTTCTTTATTGATAAGAAATCGGAGAGTCCAGATATTTCTTGGATTTTAGAAAAGGCACAAATATGTATTAATGAATTTTCGATTGATTCATTGATAATAGATCCTTTTAACGAGATTAACCCTACTCGACAATCCTTTTCAGAAACAGAACATATATCGGTTTTAATATCTGACATAAAGAGATTTAATAGAGAAAATAATACATTTACATTTATGATTGCACACCCTAATAAACAAATTCGTGATACTCAATCAGGAATGTTTGAAGTAAAGAGTTTATATGAAATTTCGGGCAGTAGTCATTTTAATAATAAATGCGACGTTGGAATGATTGTTACCAGAGATTATGAAAAAGAAGAAACAAAAATTAGAATTGCAAAAGTTCGCGAATTGGATCTCATGGGAAATATTGGTGAATGTAAGGTGAAATGGAATAATAATACGAGGTGTTTTGATGAAATATGATTATACACAGTTAATAAAATTGGCAAATGAATTATCTCTTGAAGATTTGTTATTTATTATGCAAATAAATCAAGACAGAATTTTTGTTCATGTAAATCATAATCAAGTATCCTATTGTCAAGATTTAGATAAAAAAGTTCCAATATGTCTAAATGGAACAAGTATACAAATTAATATTGAACCGATACAGGAGATCAAAAAATGTTAGAAAAAAAGGTTTTAAAATTATGGAGAGGAAAATATGTATCTGTCCGAGATTATGAAGTTACTTTGGCAAAAAAAAAGGGTGGATTAATAATTGAACATAAAAATGAATATATGATTTTGGACAATGAAAAATTAACAAATTTAAAACCAAATGTTAAAGTACAATCAAATTATAAGGGAACATATAGACTTGTTGATATTGAATGGAAACCAGATACCAAAAATCATAAACAAGGAAATTTAATATAATTTCTGATAAATATTAAGGGGTAAAAATGGAAATAGATTTTAAAACAGTCGAATTAATATCATCAAAAGATTTAATTCCTTACGACAGTAATCCTAGAGAACATAGTGAAGAACAAATTCAACAAGTGGCTAAAAGTATTAAAGAGTTTGGTTGGACAATGCCAATTTTAGTTGACGAAAATTTAGAGATAATCGCTGGTCATGGGAGATTATTAGCATCTCAAAAATTAAATATTGATAAAGTTCCTTGTATGATTGCCAGAGGTTGGACAGAAGATCAAAAAAAAGCGTATTGTATAGCAGATAACAAACTTACTGAAAACAGCACTTGGGCAAACGAAGATTTGAAACTAAATTTGACAAGTTTGTTAGATAACAATTTTGATTTAAGATTAACAGGTTTCAATCAAAAAGAGTTAGACAATATCTTAAATTTTGATATTGATACAATAGATACAGAAGAACAAACTATAAATTCTCAATATCAATTGACTGTTGAATTACAAGACGAAACGGAACAAGAAGGATTATATAACGAACTGACACAAAGAGGTTTAAAATGCAAAGTGTTAAGTTTTTAAAAAAAATAACGTACAAACCGACATTTCGGACAGAGCAAATTTGTGGAATTTATGATTTAGAACCAAAAAAAACATTAGAAAAAGAATTTGTTTTTGACATTGATCTAAATTTTGATTGGCAAATTGGAATGATTGTTGGTTTAAGTGGAAGTGGTAAATCAAGTCTGGCAAAAGAATTATTTACAAAAAATTATGATCCAAAACATAAATGGACTGATGATACATCTTTTTTGAATGATTTTTCAAAGGATATATCCATAAAAGAAATTTGTAAATGTCTATCAAATATTGGTTTTTCTTCTCCACCATTATGGCTTTTACCTTATCGTGAATTAAGTACAGGTCAAAAGTTTAGAGTTGATGTTGTAAGATCAATTTTGGAAAGTGAAGAAATGTGTTGTATTGATGAATTTACAAGTGTAGTCGATAGAAATGTAGCAAAAATTGGAAGTCATTGTATCCAGAAATTCATAAGAAAAACAAACAAAAAATTTGTTGCTGTTTCCTGTCATTCTGATATTCAAGAATGGTTACAACCTGATTGGATTTTTGATGTTGACACAAATAAATTGACAAGGGGGTATCTTCAGCGACCAAAAATTGAACTCAAAATATATGAAGAAGGAATTGAAAAATGGGAATTGTTTAGAAAATATCATTATTTAAATACCTCTATTCATAAAGGTGCAAAATGTTTTGTTGGTTATGTTTGGGATATACCAGTTGTTTTTGGTAGTTACTTAACATTTCCGCACCCCAAAATAAAAAAAGCAAAAAGAGGACACAGAACCGTTGTTTTACCAGATTTTCAAGGTTTAGGTATAGGAAACAAGATGTCGGATTTTGTCGCAAAATATTGTATAAACAAAGGTTTTAGGTATTTTTCGACCACTTCTCAACCTAGTATGATTTATTACAGAAATAAATCTAAAAATTGGAAAATAATAAGACTACCAAGTAAATTAGGGGGTTTTAAAAGAAATACTGCCTTTAATAGACCAAATTCAACTTCTTTTCAAAGAATAACAACATCATTTGAATATATTGATAAATAAAAGACAAAATTATTCAAATCGTCCCACAATCCCTTGCATACAGTAAATATTTATTTGCAAAAACACTTGATTATATTTTAAATATAATATAATATACTACTTATATAAGAGATTATATATAACTAAACAATAACAGGAGAAAAAAATGAAAAGTATTTATCAGATGACAGTTGAAGAATTAAAGAACTGGAACGAAAAGATAAATCAAAAAATGGTTAAGTATCAGAATAGTCCAGTAGATATGGATCAATTGTGGGAACTTAAAAGACGAGTACAAAATCAAATCAAATTAAGAGAAATGGGTTTATAAATAACAAGGGGGTAGAAATACCCCCACAACTATAGGAGTAATACAATGAGCAATAAAGTAATAGCAAGACAGAAAATACTTAACGATATGCAAAATGAAGTTCGCAATATTATTTATGAAGATGATGTTAAGAACGCCCAACAAAGAGATGAGGTTGTAGCTTACTTTAAACAAGCTATGCAACTTAATGAGCAATGGGGTATTTTTGATGCTGGTGAGTATGAACATAACTTTGAAATGGAACAACTTAGAATAAATCCTGAATATAAAAGTCGAGCTATTGTTGAATCTAACTGGAGAAGAAAAAATGATAGACAGATTATACATAAAAGAAAAAGAAATATTTGATATTTTACCACCTTTTAAGAAGATCAGAGTTTATTCGATAACTTCAAAAAAGACAGGAATTGATATTCAATATTTTCCAACAGAATTACACAGTCTTAAAGATGTACAAAAAACTCTTGAAAAAATAGAAGGTCAGTATTTTACGGAATTTCTTAAAATTTTTGATAACAAAGGACAATAAAATGATAAAAACATCTACAAGAAAACAAAGATTTATTAGTGATCTTACAAGAACTGATAATTTTACTTATGAAGGAGCATCAGCTTTATTTGACTGGTTAGAAGATTGGAATATGGATACAAAAGGATTTGCCTATTATAATCCTGATGATATTTGTTATGAATATACAGAATATATCAGTATAAGTCATTTTATGAGTGATTATGATACTGATGATTGGCAAGTAAACAATATTGAAGATTTTTTTGAAATACTTGCAGAACATACACAAATTATCAAGATAGACGATCATCATTTTATAATACAAAATTATTAAATTAGGACTTCTGGCAAAGGATTGCCTTTTTTCTTGAAATATCTTTATTTTTACTATATAAAAAGGTATGCCAAAAATAGTAAACAAAGACGATAAAACAGCATCACTTATTAATCAATTATCAGGACTCGGTATTACACATCAACAAATTTGTGATATAGTCAAAATATCTAAACCAACATTATATAAATATTATAATGATGAATTACAAGAGGGCAAAGCACAGGCAAATGCTAAAATTGCACAAAATCTTTTTAAGATTGCAACAGGATCAGGCAGAGAGGCAGTAACAGCATGTATTTTTTGGTTAAAAACGCAAGCCCATTGGAAGGAAACAAATGTAATAGAAGTCAATGATAATACAGAAGAAAACGACAAATTTAAATCACTTATCAACGATATACGAAACATTAAGTTATCAAAAGAAGATAGCGATAAACCTACTCACTAATTGGTACGCAAAAGCCAGAAAAAGCCAAATTGTTATTGACCAAGATAAATATAATATTTATTTATTTCTTGCTGGTCGTGGCTGGGGTAAGACCTTAACAGGAGCATACGATATTGTGCAATATTGTTTGACCAATGAAAATGTAATTTGTGGTGTAGTGGCACCAACATACGGAGATTTAAAAAGGGTTGCATTTTCTGGTGAATCAGGACTTATAAATATCATTGATAAAAATCTATTAGATTCAACAGGATACAATAAATCTGCAAATGAAATACATTTTTTTAATGGAAGTAAAATTATTGGCTTTCCAGCAATCGAACCAGATAGATTAAGAGGAGTACAATTTCATAGGGTATGGTGCGACGAGCTGGCATCTTGGAGATATCCAGAAACATTTGATAATATTCTTATGGCATTACGACTTGGAAAAGATCCGAAATGTATTATTACGACAACACCAAGACCAATAAAAATAATAAAAGATTTGGCAAACAGATCAGATGTGAAGATAACCAGAGGGACAACATTTGAAAACATAGATAATCTTGCTCCAAGTGCTATCAAGATGTTAAAAGAACGATATGAAGGTACGACAATTGGTAGACAAGAATTATATGCAGAAATAATTGATATTAATGAAAATGCCTTATTTACTTACCAGAACATTGAAGAAAATAGAGTAGAACATAAACCAGAAATGCAAAAGATTGTTGTTGCTATTGATCCTGCTGTAACATCAAATAAAAATTCAGATGAAACTGGATTAATTGTAGCTGGTAGAGATTTTAATAATAATTACTATATTTTAGATGATAAATCTGGTATTTTTAGTCCAGATATTTGGATAAAAAAAGCAATTGAGCTATATTATCAATATGAAGCAAATAAAATTGTTTGTGAAGTTAATAATGGGGGTGATTTAATTTTGAAATTATTAAGAGTTCAAGATCAAATAGTACCTTATCAATCGGTTCGAGCCAGTCGAGGAAAAATGACAAGGGCAGAACCCATATCTAGCTTATATGAGCAAAATAAAGTTCACCATGTTGGACATTTTAAAGAGTTAGAGGAACAAATGTGCCAGTATACAGGTGAAAGTACAGAATCTCCTGATAGATTAGATGCTCTTGTTTGGGGTATAACTGCTTTACAGTCATCAGGAAATGCTGTTTTTAATATAAACTAGGGAAAAAAAATGGGATTATTTGACAAATTTTTTAAAACAAACGAGAAATTAGAAACAAAACAAGCTCCAAAACTTTATTTAAATCAGATCAATGCCTACGAAAGTAAATCTATCAAAGATTATAAAGCATTTAGTAAAGACGGATATCAAGAAAATGCTATTGTTTATAAGTGCATCAACTTGATTTCGACAAATGCAAGTGCAGTTCATCTTAATTTGTTTGATCGAAACAATATAAAAATTGATTCACATGAAATGTTGTCATTATTGAAAAGACCAAATCCTTTACAATCTGGTGTTGAGTATTTTCATTCTCTGATAAGTTATTTATTGATATCAGGAAACAGTTATATGCTCAAAGACACAGAAGGAATGACAAAACCAAAAGAATTGTATTTATTAAGACCTGACAGAATTAAAATAAAAGCTGGTACATCTTATCTTGCTGATGAATATCAGTATATTATTAATGGTCAAATATTGAACAAATACCCAGTCGATCAGGTATCAGGTTATTCAGATATAAAACACATTAAATTATGGAATCCTTTAGATGATTTCTACGGATTATCACCAATTATGGCAAGTGCGTATAATGTAGATCAACATAATCTTGCTGGTCTATCAAATCTTGCTTTATTGAAAAACGGTTGCATGCCAAGTGGTATGTTGAAATTTATGCCAAAAGATGAAACTGGACAAAGTACAACTTTAACAGATGAACAAAGAGCAAGAATATTAGAAGATTTAGAATTTAGATTTAAGGGTGCAAAAAATTCTGGTCGTGTCATGTTAGCAGAAGGCGATTTTGATTATCAAAGTATGGGATTATCGCCAAAAGACATGGACTTTTTAGAATTGATTAATATGAGTGCCAGAGAAATAGCATTGGTTTTTGGTGTCCCAGCTCAAATGGTTGGCATTGCAGATCAAACATACGCAAATGTAGCAGAGGCAAGATTATCTTTATACGAAGAAGCAATTATTCCTTTACTCAAAAGAATTGAATCTGATTTAAATGAATGGTTGGTCAATTTTTATAATGAAGATTTAAGGCTTGAATACGATATAGATTCTATACCAGCTATGGCAGAGAAACGCAGAAAAATCTACGAGAATGTTAATACAGCAGTTAATTCGGGGATTATTACTAGAAACGAAGCAAGAGAACGACTTGGACTAGAACCAATTAATGGTGCTGATAGTTTATTAGTACCAGCAAATCTTTTTCCATTAGGAGAAACCGAAGACAGTAACGAAGAAGCTGATGATGAAGATAAAAATTTTGAGGACTTTGACCTTTTATATGGTACAAAAGAAGAAGTCAATAAAGACACATTTACAACAGAAGAAGAGGCAAGAGAACGAGCAGAAGAACTGGGTTGTAATGGTATACATAGTCATTCATATTTAGGTGGACAAACAGTTTACATGCCTTGTGAAACACATAGAGAATACGAAGAAGCATTAGGTGATGCAAATAAAGCTCTATCTGATTTAGATTTGAAACCAACTGATGCTATGGCTAAAGAAGCACAACGAGGTCTTGATTGGCGAAAAGAATTTAAAAGGGGTGGAACACAAATTGGACTTGCAAGAGCAAATCAACTTGTTGACAAGGAAAATTTATCACCAGATACCGTTCTACGAATGTATTCCTTCTTTTCAAGACATGAAGTAGATAAACAAGCAGAAGGATTTAAAGTTGGTGAAGAAGGTTATCCAAGTAATGGTAGAATAGCTTGGTCATTATGGGGTGGAGATGCTGGTTTTTCTTGGTCTAAAGCACGTAGAGATGAAATTTTGCGTGAAAGGGAAAAATCTTATCATACTGACAAAGAAGAAGATGAAGAAGAAAAAGGTGCATACGGACTTACAGATACAGTCGAAAAAGGTTTACGAGAAAAGGTAAAAGATCATAACGATAAGTACGGTAGTCAAAAAAGTAAAAAAGTAACACTTGGAATGTTGGCATCATCATTTAAAAGAGGAATTGGTGCATACCGTACAAATCCGTCATCAGTTAGACCAGCAGTGAGAGCATCAGGTGGAGAGGATCGCTGGGCATACTCAAGAGTCAATGCCTTCTTATATGCAGTAAGAACTGGTCGCTTTAGATCAGGTAAATTTGATTTAGATTTACTTCCGAAAGGACACCCATTGAGTACCAGAAAATGAGTTATAAATTTGGCAACGGATCTAAAAAAAATCTTGGTACAGTAGATATCCGATTACAAGAGGTTTGCCAACATGCAATATTTATTTCACCGATTGATTTTGGTATTACAGAAGGACTACGATCAAAGGAAAGGGCTATTCAATTATTAGAAGAAGGTAAATCAAAATTAGGTGATAAATCAAAACATTGTTTGGGACTTGCAGTAGATATTGTTTGTTATGATGAACAACATAAAATTACATGGGAGATTCCATATTATGAAGAAGTAGCTACATGTTTTGATATCGCAAGAAAAAAGGTAGGTGTTGATATGCGTTGGGGTGGTAATTGGAAAGTAAATCAATTTAAATTAGATCCAAATAATAAGTTTGTAGATGCTGTTCATTTTGAATTAGTATAAGGTTATGGAAAATACAAAAGGCGGCAACTTTTCACAAGTTGGCAAAATACAAACAGATGATTTTGGTAATATTCTTCAATGTCCCTATTGTTATTCGACACATCTAATTAAATGTGGCAATGACGGTAAAACAAAAAATTCTCCACAAAGATTCAAATGTAAGGCATGTGGCAAAAAAACTGTCAATCCAAAGGTATCAAAACAATACGAAGTAGAAAATCCATTTGAAGAACAAGAATATACAACAGAAGAATTGATAGATAAAAGAATTGAAGTTTTTAAAAGACGAGAAAAAAAAGAATTAAATGAAGATTTTTTAAATATCAAAATTAGTGATTCAAAAGCCATGGGCTTATACATAATGGGAGATCCGCACATTGATGATGACGGAACAGATATGCCAGCAATATTAGAGCATTTAGAAATTACAAATAAAACAGAAGGTATGTATGCTTGTAATGTTGGAGATTTACAAAACAACTGGGCAAGAAGAACTAAACTAGAGGGATTATGGGCAAT